ATGCGACAAGATTCTGGATGAGTGTGGGAATACAAAACAGCGGTAAGAAATAATCATAATTAGTAGTATGGAAAGTTACAAAAATCATAAATGGTTTGAAATCACAGACGAGGCTAAGAACCAAATCGAAAAACTTTTGGCTAAAAATCCAGGAAAATACGCAGTTAGTTTAGCTGTTCAGGGAGGCGGTTGTGCAGGATTCAAGTACCAATGGGGATTCGCAGATACAAAAGAATCCGTAGGCAAGGACGATCATATAGAAGATTGGAACACAGGAAGATTTGTAGTCGATGAAACTTCAATGTTGTACGTTGCTGGTACAAAGATTGATTGGAGAGAGGAAACATTCGGCTCACAATTCGAGATATCCAATCCCAACAGCTCAAGTTCGTGTGGATGTGGAGAATCCTTTGGCATATAATGGATACCGCTTTCATAATAGGCAACGGTGAATCAAGAAACATATTTCCAATAGATAACCTCAAAGGACATGGAACCATATATGGATGTAACGCTATATACAGAGACCATCCCATGCTGTGTGATCACATCGTGGCAGTAAACCCTCCCATGTATGAGGAACTGGCCCTGTGGCATAACCATGGCAAGGAATCTCCGCATATCTATGGTCCAGATGACATCAGCACGTGGAACTACATCTGCGAGGGCGATCATGAACACAACATACCCGAAGGTCTTAAAATCTACAGGATATGGCGCGGCGGTGACATCAAGAAAGGTGGCAAAATAAAAACCAATGACTTCTCCAAGGCACGAGGTTCAGGATGTAGTGCAGTGCTGATGGCCGCGGAGTCAGGCATCAAGAACATAGTCATAATGGCGTTTGATATCATGGGTGCCCAGCAGTGGGAGATGGACACACCCAGCAGGATACAGAACAACATATACAAGGATTCCAAAAACTATCCAGGACGTGAAAGCATGAAGGCCTATCTCAAGTACGAATGGATGTATCAGCTGAGGCAAACGTTCAGGCAATTTCCTAAAACTAATTTTTATTTCATAAACAGAAAAGAATATCTAGAGGGCAATCCGTTCTTGCGGTGGTACTTTGATCCTCCTAATATCAGATGTGGGATATACGCAGATTTGCAGAGATGGATTACAGGTTCTAGAGATGATATTAAATGGAAAAAATTATAGTGTTTTAGTGGAACTGGCGTCTAAATTGTACACCTTACGCATTTTGACACCTATCTTCTGTGCAAAACGTTTCGAGTCACAGTGTGAACATACATGTTTATAGTCATTGGTTGCACGCATCGGATCCACTTGGGATCTTGGCCGCAAATATGTTACTCCACATGAATCACACTTAAACACAAATATGGTGTTTTTTCGGTGAAAGGTGTGGTACACGCCACATTTGCTTAGGCGTTCATACAATCTCATGGTCTTTAATGTCTCGATAAACATTAATTTTATTTAATAAATATGTATATTCGATATATGGCTAGATTAAACATAGACACAGGAACACTAGGAAACCCGGCAACAGGCGATACTCTGCGTACCGCCATGACCAAGGTAAACACTAATTTTGAAGAAGTTTATCAGTTGGTAGGCGATGCAGATACCGGTACAATTACTACAACAATTACAAATGGTGATCTTAAACTGCAAGCCAACGGAACAGGCATTATAGAAATAGATCAATTGCAGATCAACAACAGTGCTATAACACCTATCACAACCAATGGTGATCTAACCTTAAGTGCGAACGGCACAGGAAACATAGTGCTAGGAGCAATAACTGTAAATGGTACCACTTTAAGTTCAGCAGATTCAACAAAAATATCAATTGCAGAGGCGGTTGATGTTAATGGAAATTTAAAAGTAACAGGCGCTCAGGTGGACTTCACAGCACTTCCGACGAGTGATCCAAATGTTGCGGGACGATTGTTTAGATCAGGCAACGACGTAAGAATAAGCACAGGATAGTAGATGGCACAAGAACTAATAAACATAGGTGACACCGCGGACGACGGCACGGGCGATACCATCAGGCGAGCCGGCATCAAGATCAACAACAACTTCACGGAGTTGTACGCAAAACCGTTAGCGAATACACAACTGGGATTATTGCAAAACGAAATCAGCACCACACAGTCCAATGCCGACCTAGTCTTAAAACCATCTGGCACCGGTGCAATCCTTTTTCCTGGAATAAAATTTAACGATAACAACATCGAAAGTGTAGGTGCTAACAGTGACCTGATATTTAGAGCAAGCGGTTCGGGACAGTTTGTCATAGACGGACTTGGATTCTCCGGCACGTCGATCTCTGCCACTGATTCCAGCACGGTCAACATCAATGAGAATTTGATAGTGGATAGTGATCTCACAGCCTCAGGTGCTGTCACTTTCTCAACAGCTATCACCCCCGCAACAGGATCAACTATAGGTAATTTAACTTTAGCCGATGGGTCAATCACAGACTCTTCTGGAGCCATTAGTTTCGGCAATGAAAATTTGTCCACAACAGGAACCTTATCAGCGGCGACAGGCTCGCAATTTGGAAACTTAGATTTGCTCAATGGAATAATAAACGATTCATCAGGTGCAATTAGTTTTGGAAATGAAAACCTTTCAACTACAGGAACGTTAGAGGCAGGCTCATCTGCTTTGTCATCCTTGTCAGTATCTGGAGCAACAGCTTTAGTTGGAGCAACCACAATTGATAACATTACATTCAACGACAACATTATAAGCACAAGTTCCAATGCTGACTTGCGTTTGGAACCAGGTGGCACAGGTTCAGTTGTAATATCAAATCTTACTTTAGATGGAAACATCAATATCACAGACAACGAAATAAAAGCCACTGCGTCAAATTCAGATTTAATTTTAAATGCGTCTGGGACTGGAAATATTTTTTTAGGATCAATTAAAATCTCTGGAACCACTCTTAGCTCGGATGACTCATCTATAATTTCCATTAATGAAGCATTGGTATTAGATGGAACAGCCACAGTGGCAAATTCTATAACATTAGATTCAACTTTACAGGTTAGTAGTGATATTACAGTTACAGGAAATATGACAGTGACTGGAACAACCTCACTACCTACACCAATCGTAGTGGACAATTTAACATTAAACGACACAGACATTACGTCATCTAGCAATGCAGATATTAATATTACACCGGGCGGGACAGGCACAGTGGATATATCTAATCTGCAAGTTGATACAAACCTAAACTTCACAGATAATGAAATTACTTTGTCAACATCAAACAGTGATTTTATATTATCTGGGTCTGGCACTGGCTCTGTAAACATTAAAAACATTGACCTTAATTCAGGCACTATCGATAACACAGTGATAGGTGGTACAACCCCTGCCGCTGGAACATTCTCCAGTATTACATTGAGTCCACAGGCAACAGCGTCATTGTCATCTTCCGGTGTTACTATTACAGATAATACAATCACTGCATCTCGATCAAACGATAATTTAGAATTTACTGCAAATGGAAGTGGTAATGTATTCATAAATGGAATAGCACTTCCTAATTCAGATGGAGGAACTGGGCAAGTTCTTAAAACTGATGGCAGTGGTAGTTTAAGTTTTTTTACTTCGCCTATATTGTTTGGAGATACTTCACTAATTGATGATCAAGTAGAAGTATCATTCCGTAACAATACTGAAATTGATGCTGTCACAAGCACTGGTGGCCATGACCTATTAATTTCCGCAGTGGGTACAATTGATAAATTTGCAACATCAAAATATGACAGTGCCTTGTACTACACTATTCACAGAGATGATGTAAGTGATGAATTTGAAGTTGCAAAACATTCTGTTGTGCATAATAATAGTGCGGCATTTATAAGTTCATATGCATTGACTAAAACTGGTACAAATAATCATGTAGATGTTACAGTTGATATAGACAGTAGCAATCTAAGATTAAGAGGCGCAGGTCTGTCTCCAACAAATTCAGTATCATACTATAGGATTGGTCTTGGAGATAACGATTCAACAGGATATTCAGGTGAAGACGAAGCGTCAATTGTAATTAATACGGATCTGGATTCAGCAACAGAAAACATTGATACTTTTGCAAAAGCAAATTTTCGAGGTGCCAAATATTTCATTAGTGTAAACAATGCATCAAAAACGGAAGTTTCAAATATTGAATGTGTTGTTGTTCATGATGGAACAAACGCCATGATTAGTACATATGGTGAAGTGTTTACAGGTAATAATTCCTTAATAACTTTGACCGCAGACATCAACGGATCTGATGTACGACTTAGAGCAACTGGAAATGAACCTAATTTAAGAGTGCATGCCTATAGAATTATCCTATCAGATAGCGAAGCAGACAGGTCAGGAACAAATGTATCTGTTACCGGTGATACAACTATTTCATCCACTGCAACAACAATTGATACATTTGATAGTGACACATTTCAAGGCGCCCATTACATTGTGGTTGCACATAACTCCGGTGAAGCAGCGGCATCAATATGTGAGGCGGCAGTTGTAGTTGAAGGAACAAATGCTTTTGTAACAGAATATGCTAAAACCAGCACCAAAAGCTCAGGGCAAATCACATTGTCAGTAGCACATAATGGATCATCAACTGTAAGTTTAAAAGCGGCCAGCACTTCAGGGTCGTCAACCAAAGTAAACGTTTATCGAATAAATTTAACTAGAGCGGCGGGATCTTCAAGTGCAGTGGCCACGTTAGATTCACAGGCTGTTGGCACTGCTAGATCTATAAAATATTTGGTACAGACTAGTAATGCAGAGGATGGAAACTTTGAACTTATTGAATGCAATGTTACTCACAACGGGACCGATGCTTTTATAAGTGTATTTGGAAGAATAGGCAACAGCTCTTCCGACTTGATGGCACTTTCAGCAGATATTGATAGTGGTAATATCCGTCTCAGAGGAACCATAAGTAACGTAAACACTCACGTGGTTAACGTGGTCAAAAGGACAATTAACGTATAATATGGGTCAGCAAACTTTAAATGTAGGATCAAACGCAAACGACGGCACAGGCGATACGCTGAGATCTGCTATGGAAAAAGTGAACACAATGTTCACGGAACTGTACCTGTCACCACTTTCAGGTGGAGATCTTAGTTTCAGTGGCAATGAGATATCTGCAACGAGAACCAATGAAGATCTAGTTTTCCAACCTTCTGGCACAGGTGCGATATCTTTCCCAGCTATCCGGATCAACGATAACGCTATCGAGGGAACAAGATCAAATGAAAATATTAACCTGATTCCCAACGGCACAGGATCTGTGACATTTGGAGCAATCAAAATCAGCGGCACAACTTTAAGTTCAGACGATTCTTCATCGATCAATGTTAACGATGGATTGATTGTTGATGGCACAATATCTGTATCTGGCTCGGCTAG